TTACGTCTGGATTTTCTCCCATTTCATGAAGCATTGGGATAATACTTCCTCTGGAGTTGAGAACGTTACCATACCTGACTGAAACAAACTTGATACTAGGTACATGTTTTGCCTTTTCAACGAATAGCGACTCGGAGATTGCCTTTGACATTCCATATATGTTTACCGGACTACACGCTTTGTCGGTGCTGATGAAACAAACACATTTAAGGTTTGTAAGATTATGTTGAAAGTTTTCGATGATATTCACTAGGTTCTGTGGTCCGTTAATATTGGTATTGAGGCACTCATTGCTTTCGTATTCGCACTTGTCAATATGTTTCATAGCCGCAGCATTAATAATTAAATGAAAATTGTGACGCAACACAGTCTGTTGCATTTTCTTTTCGTCGCATACGTTTCCAATAATAAACTTTAGATTGGGATGATTGTTATATTGAAGTTGCATAGTCCAATGTTTACATTCATCACGAGAGTAGACATAAATCTCATTATTTTCTATATGTTTTTTGATGAATGCATTTCCAAGTGAACCAGAACCACCAATCAAAAGAATGCGATTTCCCTGCATATAATACATATATAGACTATTGTTTTTATATGTATACTAAGTTAAATAGTTCATCGTTATAAATATATAACCGTTTAGTGAAAATATATGAACGTTAATAGTTATTTTTCTACTATACTTGAAAAACAAAAGAAGTTATTGTTTCGTTTCCCTTTAACAAATGGTGGAATTGGAGATATGATTAAGTTTTTTATTTGTGCGTTAGACATTGCAATACGATATGACTTGAGAATATGCTTTTTAAAATCAGATAATCCAATAACAAAATATTTGCTTCCAAAATGTCAACACATATATGTATCAGAAGAAGATTTACAAGGTTGTTCTATACTACCTATTTCAAATCATAATCAAATTGAAGAAATGATAAAAAATAGTGATAACACAACAGTTCTCGTGGCAGCCCCTGTTATATTTTATGACATACCATTTTACAATATAGTTGACAAATATAATATATCAGAAATATTTAAGTTTTCAAATGATATTTACGAAATGAAAAAAGATCATAATATTAGTGAAGAGTATGTGTCAGTGCATATACGTAGAGGAGATAAACACATAGAAACATCAAGCTCGGTGAAGCAAGTTCCACATGACTCAAGACCGTTCGATCAAACTAATTTTGAAAATATGGTAAACAACTTGTTTAATGATAATAAATCCGTAATGTTGTTCAGTGATTCAATGGTATTTAAAAAGTTGATGTCTAAAAAGTTTGATAAGTTACAATGTTTAGATCTTAAGATAGGACATACTACATGGACGAATACTAGTGATGAACAAATTAAAAATACGGTGTTTGAGTTTTATATTTTGTGTAATTCTATAAAAATAGTAGCAAACTGTGTGTCTGGATTTTCAAAAATGGCATCAGCTATTAACAAAATAGATATTGAATACTATCAGTCAGATACTGTTCCTAGTAGGTATTAATTAATTAATTGAATTATAGAAAGAATACACCTCTTAAATAAGTTATAGTATAATATATTGTATTTCTTGAAAATATCTCTTATCTGTCTCAAATAAGAGATATTTGATTTACATTCCTAATCGATCAATAACGTCATTTTCGTTGAAATTATACACCTTGAACTTTTTTGCTCTTTCAAAATTATCTTGTATATGTGGCATCATACTCTCATATTTATCATTAGTAAGAGTATCGATTGCATTCATAAAATCGTTTATATTGTCGACTATAATCATTCCTTCTGTATTAAAAAAATCTCCAATACTTGGACATCCGTAATAAATTGGGACAGTTCCTGTTAATAATGCATCAATAAGTTTTTCTGTAAAATAGTAATCTTGTTTTGTATTTTCAATTACAATAGAAAACATGTAATCTTTTAATCCATAATTTTTTCCATTAGTATCTGTATGGGGAGGAACAGTTACTTTATAGTTAATTATATATATTTTATTAATACTCATGAGTGGTAAACTTTTTTATTTTTTCTGTCAAAACTACATTGTCTTTTGTAACGTCTTTCTTTTTTTCACACGTGATATTTAACGACATTAATTCTCCGTGTTCAAAATCCATATGTGGAAGATGACATTTTGAATAATCATCTTTATCTCCCAAAAAACTAAATGGGTCATATCTTTGAATATTATCAAATCCACATGCTTTTAAGAGTTCTTCTAATACATATATATCAAAATTTACATAATGAAAATCATATTCGTCTTTCTGTCCACCTGATAGTAGTCCAACTAACTCAGTAATATCTTTAGTCTGTGAATATTTTTTAACGATTTTTTCAAAATCAGGAACCGCAATTTTTAAAACCCCGTCATGCTTTAAAACTCTGTTCCATTCTAAGAACAAATTTATGATCTGATTTCTTTTAAAATGTTCTAAGGCATGTGCAATGTATATTTCTTCTATAACAGAACTATTAAATACCGATAAATCTGTAAAATCTAATTTCATATCAGCAACATCAGATAAAACATCGATATTTACAAACCCATCTAATTTTAGTTGGCCACATCCAAGATGTAGTTTCATTATATAGTATAGTATTTATCATTATAATAAATATACCTTTATAACGAAATCCTAAATATTAAGTTATGTAATATAGTTACATTCCTATAGTTACATTCCTATAGTTACATTCCTATAGTTACATTCCTAATCTTTTAAGAACCTCACTCTCGTTAAAGTTGTATATCTTATATTTTTTTGCTCTTTCAAAGTTATCTTGTATATGTGGCATCATACTTTCATATTTATCTTTGCTAAGTGTGTCTAGCGCAGTCATATAATCATTTACATTGTCAACTATTATCATGCCGTCTGTATTAAAAAAATCTCCGATACTAGGACAACCGTAATAAATCGGAACTGTTCCTGTCAATAAGGCATCAATAAGTTTTTCTGTAAAGAGATAGTCTTTCTTTTGATTTTCGATTATAATAGAAAACATATAATCTTTTAGTCCATAAATTTTTCCATTTGTTACATGCCGAGCAGTATGATTTGCATCAAACGGAGTTGTTTTTGAAAAACTTAGTGGCGTATATTGTCCACCATAGAGATCTACGTCTTTATTATTTTGTAAGATATTCGTTATAACTTCATGTCGTAATTTGTGTCCAGTTGTAATAAGTTTTGGAGAAGTAATAATCGAACACATTTTACTTTTTTTCCATATTCTGATGTATGGGTCAGCCATCCAAGTTGTTCCATAAACATTTAAAATAAAGTTTTCTTTTCTATCTATAAGCTCTTTGTTGTATGTAAGAACCATATCAAAGTTCTTATTATTTTCTGAAATATAATTGTAGGATGCAGGGTCTATTTCAGGACTTTCTATCAATATTGCAATATTTACTTTGCTATCTGGGTGGATTTTTGTAAACCACTTATCTGAAGACAAAACGATGTCTCCGCTGTTAATTGGAACATCTCCGTTACTACCTCGTGCACAATTTTGAACGAAGTGTATATTTTCAGTATCTTGTAAAAAAGAAGGTTCATGATTAAACGTGCTGGATCGAACTTTTATAACTAACTTATTAAACTCCATATATTCTTGATGAAATAATGTTTATATACTCTATTAGGTAAAGTATTTAAATGATTATATATTTTATATAGATAGCCAGAGTAGAATATAATATGAATGAAAAAGTTCTAGTAATTATATCACATGCCGAACATAACAGCAACTATGTAAGAAATGTTGTAAACAATAAAATAAAGTTTGAAAAACAGTATGGGAAAAATGTTGATTTTGCATGTATTTCAACTAGTAATGATTTTGACGTGTATGAAAAATATATATCTTTTAAATACAAATTTACATCTGAAAAAATGCAATTAGAAAAACTGTGTAACTTTTTATCAGATAATCATGATGTAATCGAAAAATATGACTGGTTTATAAGGACACGAGCAGATACGTTTATAAATGATATACCACACGTTAAATATTTACCAAAATGTTATATAAATGGTAGAGCAAGAGAATATATTGGTCCAAAACATATTTTAAACGGTAGTTCTGTAAATGGATCAGGGCATTACCAAAACATAAAAGGAGGTTTTTTTAGAGAACAAGAAGAACTTCTTGTTTTAGATGACCAAATTATAATGTTTGATAAAAGTGTTGTAACTAGTGGCATGTTTGATAAATATAAAGAAGACGAAGTAACAGATGAGACATATAGTGCATGTTATCTTGATGAAAACGGAAATAGAAAAGAACCTACATATGCATCTAGATATGAACACGAATGGTTTATGTACAATTTATTAAAAAATAGAGGTGCGCAATTTAATGTAGTTGGAATAGATATGCAAATTCTTGGTAGAGAAGCCGGTTCAGGAATGAAATCAGGACATGTGAATATGGATATTTAAATATGTAAACACTTATTGAACTTATATATTTAACGTATGAATAATATTGTTTTAGTATAAATTATATTATCTTACATGGTGATTATAACTACATTAGTCACTTTTATTTGATAAATACGTTTCATGTAATATATTGTAATTTGTTGTAACTATTTCTGAGTATTTTTCTTGTAGAAATATTGACATAGCTAATGATATATTTTGTTTATTTATGACGAGATCTTTGTGTAGATTTAAATAACTACCTAATGCAGTCTCACTTGTAAATACATCATCTGATATGTTTATTTTAGAGTGTCCGTCGTACAAATTACATAATAATTCTAAACCATATGTTGATGTTACGATTATTCTATCTTCTACAGTTCCAATATGTTCGTAAGGATCTGTTCTCCAACCAAATATGTGTTTATCTGCGGTAAATCTAGATATATCTCCAAGATCGTGTATACCTGATAACATATCATATCTTGTTAATACATTAAAATCATATTTATTTTGTGTTTTGAATATAAGTTTTGATAGCTCAGATATGCTATAATGCAATGATAATATACGATGTGTATATACATTTTGACCAGTTTTAAAATTATATTTTAATGAATCCGCATATTTAATAAAAACATATGGGTCATAAGTATATGTTTCGATATACAGATTTTTACATAGTTTACCTAAGTGCGTTTTAATAGAATTAACATCTAGTAACTCTTCAGAAAACTCGTAAACAGTGCTTGGACAACAAATATAAATATCGAACTCGGTATTTGAATGAAATTTGTTTTTAAATGTTGTAAACTTTTCAGTAATAGAACTTAAATCCATTCTCATAAATCCATATAATCCTATCGACACATTCATTTTTTTATGTAATTTTGTATTACATATAGTACGATATGTATTGTCAAATGTAGAATGATTATTTTTTTCTTTTAATTGAAAGAATAACTGTTTCATTAGAAATGGTTTTGCAAGTTCTGGATTAACGTGAACACCATCTAAAAACCATTTTTCTATATCATTTGTTTTCATATCTGGCCCAATCATTGTATCAAACAAAGAAATATATATCCAGTTATGTTCATTACATAAACGTAACAATTCGTTATTAAAATGAAATGTTGCAATATTTCTCTCTTCCATTGTTCCATCGGTGTATTCATATGAAGGATCGTTATTTTGAGCGTGTGGTCCCCAGATAATAATATTATATCCCTGATATTTTTCGTATATGAAATCAATATATTTTCTAGCCACAGAAATACTCATATCTTTCACACTAACACCTGTTTTCTTTGCATACGTATTTATTTTAAGTCTGCAATCTATTTCTCCTGTCATAAAACATAAATAATCGGTGTCTTTTTTTACATAATTATTTATGACATAATCAATAATTTCAGATCTTTTACTTATTTGATATGCTAATGCACCATCTATTCCGGAATATCTCCAACTAAATAACGTTATTTCATTATTAAGAGGTATGTAATTATTGATGCAATTAGTTGCAATCATTTCGTCTACCGTATTAGGTAATTTTTCTAAAAATATCCATGTATGACTATCTCCTATAAAATGAAACATCACTTTATTATCCATAATTATATAATAGTTATTTAATTATTAGTTTTATGTTGTAATACATTTAAATGTTTTACCAGAATAAGTAGTACATAAAATGATTGTTATTCTCCCTCTAGGAGGGACAGGACAAAGATTTTTACAGGATGGTTATCAGTTACCAAAAGCATTGATTAACGTTAACAACAAATCAATAATATTTCATCTTATAGATAATCTTTCAGTAAAACATGTAAAATATGTATGTATACCATACAACAATGCATATGTAGACCACGGATTGGAACAGATACTAACAGAAAGATATCCATCTATTAAGTTTATTTTTTTGGTTCTTGAAAATCAAACACGTGGTGCGGCAGAAACAGTAAAAATATCTATAGATCACATATATAACAATCATAGTGATGTCATTCTTCCAACAACACCTGTTTTATGCTTAGATGCTGATAATTTTTACACATTTGACATAATCAATAACTGGGATAAATCAAATACTGTCTTTACAATCAAAGAAACTGGTTTAGATGCTAAGTTTTCATATGTCAGCACAGAACAAGATAATACATCATTGATCATTAATAATATTGTTGAAAAAAATAAGATATCAGATGATGCCTGTGTTGGAGCATATGGCTTTGAAAAAATAAGTGAGTTGCATGAATATGCTTCTTATATACTTGATAATAATATACTTCAAAAAGGAGAGTTTTACATATCTGGGATTATAAAACAAATGATACTAAAAAATAGAAGATTTTCGAAATATGAAATAGAAAACAAGAACTATTTTTCATTGGGGACACCAGAACAGGTTAATCTATTTGAAAAGACATTTTTACTTGACTTAGATGGAACATTGATCAATACAGATCACATTTATACAGAGGTATGGAAAGAGTTACTATTGCCGTATAATATAACTTGTAACGAAGAGTTTTTTCATACCTTTATCAAAGGAAAAAGCGACGTGTCATTTTTAAAATTTATAAAATCAGATTTAACTAGTGAAGACATTGTATCTATTTCAAAAGACAAAGATTTACTTTTTGAGAAGTTTCTGAAAAATAAAATCAATAATAACGAAGACCTCTTATTCGAAGGTGTTCTAGAGTTTTTTCAAAAAATACAAAACTCACAAATAGCAATTGTTACAAGCTGTAATATGTACGCTGTGAATACAATTCTAGAATGTTTTAATTTGAATAGATATATTAATCTTGTTATTGCATCAGAGAGTGTTTCTTTACATAAACCTTCTCCTGAACCATATCTTTATGCTGCAAAAATGTTAAATATAAATATATCCAATTGTATTATATTTGAAGATAGCTGTTCTGGATACATGTCTGCAAACAATAGTTCTCCGTTTAAAATTTATATGTATAATAACGGAACAAATGGAGATATGCTATCAACATTAACGGGTGTAAGTATACTTTCATCATATAAGGAGTTTGATGTGAAAGATATAACAGAAACAACTCAGCCTAACAAGTCTAGTCTCATTATAAGTAACATAAAAAATAGTCTTGATTATTTGCCACTAAAAGATGTAACTATAGATGAAGGTTCAAATATAAAGACTGGCTATATATGCGATATTAATAGATATGATATCCAGTTTTTTAATAATAAACATGACAAGCTAATACTTAAAATTAGTAATCTGAACAATAGTCTTTCAGATACTGCTACGAAAATGGATATATACAACAACGAAAGGTATTTTTACGAAACTATTACAAAATCATTGAGTGATCTGAAAACCCCAAAGTGTTTTGGTTGTTTCACATTTGAAAGAAGAGAGGCTATTATTATGGAAGATGTAACAAAAACACCAGGAACTTTCAATGAGAACTTAAACACAAACATCGATCTTCTTTTAAAAGTAGTAACTGATATATTTAACATACACTCAAAATACTATTTTGAAAATAATAGTGATATTATTGAATGTTTAAAACCTCTGAAAACTGTCTCCAATATAACACACTTAAAAAATCTTGTAAACGACAAGTTTGAGTTATTCTTTTCAAATGTTTCAAAAATATTAACAGACCATGAACGATCTATATTGTTAAATATACACAAACATTTTGATAAAATACTTAAAACAAGTTCATCGTTCCCTCTTAGTTTATGTCACGGAGATGTAAAGAGTCCAAATATATATTACAAAAATGATGGTGATATCATGTTTTTAGATTGGCAGTATGTTCATATGAATAAAGGAATAAGTGATATTACATTCTTACTTGTTGAAAGTATTGATTTTGATAAACTATTATGTGATACGGTCATTAACTATTACTATCTATTATGTAAAAATACGTTTAAAGATATTGAGTATGAAAAATATTTACATGATTTTAAATGCAGTCTTTGTATCTTTCCATTTTTTGTATCAGTATGGTTCAATAGTGAAGATCAAGAAACTCTTATTGATAAATGCTTTCCTATTAAGTTCTTAAAAACATGTTTAAAATATTATACTGTGTACTTAGATGATGATTTTTTTACGTCGCTATAAACTATAAATGAATACTGTAATATTGTATGGATGTAATAATTCATACAATATTTTAACAATTAATATTATGTTAAGAATAATTCATTTACTCTTTTGAAAAAAAAACAAACTTATTTTTAGAAAAAGGACCACTTGATGGATCTTCGGGGGATGAATTAATTTCTGAGTTTTCTATAAAATCGTACACATCTATAGCATTCCATGCAATGAACCCGTTTGATACAAATGGGTTTAATACGTATTTTGTATATTCTTCTTGACATTCTTTAGGTATTTCACTAAAAGAATAAGTACTTACAAAATAACTGTTTTCTTCTAACATTGATACATCTTGAACTGTTGTTGTTACATGGTTTTCAACACCAACTTCTTTTAAAAATCTATCTTGAAGTTTCATTGGATATTCTAAATCAAATAATGCATACTTACCAATTTTAATATCAAACAAACTTGCCATTTTTACAATGTAAAAACATAACCCACCATAACCTCCACCTACTTCAATAACATTAGTTTCGGTTATATTTTTCTTTTTCATATCATCTAACACTATAAATGCGAAATATATATAACGAAGATTTGATGGACTACACGTTATATGTTTAGAAAACTCTAATACGTTTGGTTTTCCAAAATTATCATTTAAACTAATAAGGTTTTTAAAAAACTCTATATTTCCTATAAAAATAGATCCCCATTTTTTTATTATGAGTTTAAGGTATTGCTGACCATAATTAACACTTGTATGTTCTAGCATATAACAAAAATCAGGCATTGATTTAAATGATAACTCTGAACTAGGTAACATTAGCTGTTGTTCAACAACTTTACAATATCTACCATAGATATCATCCTCACTCATTTTATGTATACTCGTGATATATATCTATATAGATTTACTCAAATATGTATTATCTTGAAATATTTAAAGTCTTCACATTTTTTGTCCTAGCTGTCATATTTTTTGTATTTATCCAATTTTTTGGAAGTTCACGTATAAACCCGCAGCATTCATGTTGTTCAGTTAATTCAATCTTTGTTGCAACTTCCTGTCCACCCATAGGCTGATATTGATATACAAGGGGTATCTTAAATGCATATGCATTTATATAAGGTTGAATGTGAGCAAGACACATATCATATCCTCTATTTCTGTGAAAATCTTCACACATACATTTTTGTAAAGTTAATAATCCCATTATAGAACAAACCATAAAACCATGGGTTGATAGCATGTTTTTTACACGAACTATATCAGGATATTCAGACACTTCTGAACAACAAACCGTTCCAGGTGACCCAGCTTCAGCATCAGTCATTGCCCATGTGCTTAGTCCAGTGTATAATAAATCTGCATTATCTGGTATTTCAAACTCTTCTGGGAACTCTCTGTATTTTTTAATGTCATCTTCGAAAAGCATAAATGGTTGGAATGGTTTATTTCTATCTTGATTAACAGTAGCAACATCCATCATTCTACTAAAACCAGTTGATCCAGACTGTTCTTTACTGATACCTATATTTATTGATACCGGAGTTACATCCATTATATTATAACCTTTAAACTCCTCAAACATGTGTGTTTTTCTTTTTTCATTGTTACATGTTAAAAAATAAAACTTAGTTTCACTCAACCGTATTTTCATTATTATGAATAGTATATCATTTTTGTATTTATATCTTATATCTTATATTCATTAAACATAGGATATAATATTGTGTATTAAAATATTAGTTTTCAAACATATCATCAATTAGTTTGTCTAAATCGTAATCTCTTGTCCAACCAAGTGTTTCTTCTGCTTTATGAGGACAACCAAGAAGTAAATCTACTTCACATGGACGAAAATATTTTTCCGATATTTTGATAAAAACTCTTCCTGTCTTGGAATCCTTTCCCACTTCATCTACACCGGTACCCTCCCATAAGATAGTTTTACCAAACTTTGCAAACGATCTTTCAATAAACTGTCTGACACTACACGTATAGCCAGTTGCCAAGACATAATCATCTGGCTCGTCTTGTTGTAGCATAAGCCACATACCTCTGACGTAATCTTTTGCATGTCCCCAATCACGCTGACTATCTATGTTTCCAAGTGTCAACACATAATCTAATTTTTTCTCCATTTGGGTAAAATATAGGTCATTATTTTTTCCATTTTGTTCGCTTTCATGTTTCCCCGAAGTTTTCATAATTCTAATTTCATCTAGCATTGTTTCCTGCTCAATAAGTTTTTTAATACCATTTACAGTTTTCATTGTAACAAAGTTTGCACCACGGCGGGGTGATTCATGGTTGAAAAGAATACCATTACATGCAAACATGTTATAACCCTCACGATAATTTTTTACCAAGAAATGACTATACACTTTTGCACATGCGTATGGAGACTGAGGATTAAATGGGGTTGTCTCGCACTGAGGGGTTTCAAGAACACGTCCAAACATTTCACTTGTTCCTGCCTGATAAAAACGGGTCTTTTTCCTGTTTTCTTCTGATAACATACGAATTGATTCTAACACCTTTAATGTTCCAATACCGTCTACAAGAGATGTATATTCGGGTATTTCAAACGAGATTTGAACATGACTTTGTGCAGCAAGATTATATACTTCAAATATTGTGAAATTTGGATTATTTGTTACAATTCGATGAAAAAAATTAGAAAGAGCCTGTCCATCTGTTAAATCTCCGTACTCAAAGTTTATTTTATCTTCTATATGTTTCAAACGAGTATTATTATAAAGAAAAGATGTTCTACGTAATATTCCATACACTTTATATCCCTTTTCTAGTAATAATTCTGCAAGATAAGAACCATCTTGACCAGTAATACCTGAAATAAACGCCAACTTGTCACTCATTACTATATACTACTTACTCTGAAATCTTTATATTTCATTCCTGAATAAAATAATATCCACATATTCTAACATATATAATGTCAGACGATTTCGATGTTGCACCTTACGGAGGAACATGTAACCAAGTAAAAGTAGAGAAAAAACAACCACCTTCCCCGAAATCTCAACAAAAAATCACCCGTGCAGAACACATAGCAGAAATTGAGGGAAAACGAACTATTTTATCCCTTGGAAGTGTATTTCCAAAAGATAGAGAGAACATACCAAAATATACGGTTGGACTTTTTATATATGTTTTAATTTTTGTCATGATTATTCCATACCTTATGATCAAAAATAATGTTCCAAGTGAGTTTATCTTAGGATATATGCCAAATGTCGACATACTGGCGACTATATTAGGTTATGATGGCGGACCTACGTCATACAATGCATTGAGATACCTATATAATCCAAGTAACTTCACAATGTTCGGGTTCTTTAATGTAACATTCATTAATTACCTTGCACTTTTAGGTGTTACATATGTTATTGCAAAAGACACTCACGAAAAAGGGAGCTGGGAATATGGATGGGCAGCTGCGTTCATTAGCTTATTTATGACATATTTGGTTCCCGGAAACTTTATCGTTATTGCACAAAATGAGTTTGAAAAACTTTTGTCGAAATATTCTTTTGATGATAGATATGGGGCACAACGATATATTATTATCACCGTAATAGGTCTAATAATGGCTATTATTCTTATTATATGTGAAGCAATTGTTATTCGTTTCAGTAGACCTCATGTTATGAACATTATCAAAAAAGTTTCTAATTGGCTTAGATAATTAACATATATTATGTTACAGACCAATCTATAACACAATATACTTTTTAGAAATGACAGTATTTTTTAGAGAAGTATTTAAGTTTATCATGACAATGTCTGTAAAACATAACATAGATAGCACGCACGATGTTTCTCATACACTTCAAGTTCTCAACAATGCATTTAAAATATACGAACAAGAAAAGACTACATTTCCACTAATAAAAGAACACGAACAAATAATTTATAGTGCAGCAGCATTGCATGATATGTGTGATAGTAAATATACAAATGTAGAAGAGGGAAAGAATGCTATCGATATGTTTTTACAGCGTAACTCTATAAAACCGGTTGAAAAAAAAGCGATTATTGATATTATTGATACCATGTCTTATTCAAAAGTAAAAAAGAATGGGTTTCCATATCACGGAGAATATCAACGAGCATATCACATCGTTCGTGAAGCAGATTTACTTTCTGCATATGACTTCGATAGATGTATGCTTTATAGAATGCATCGTGATCAATCAGGCGATATCGACTCTGCATTTGATGAAGCAGAAGAACTTTTCAATGAACGGGTATTCAAACACAAATTAGATGGATTATTAACAACGAAATATGCAAATGATCAGCATGATCAATTATGTCTTATTGCAGAAGCACGAATAGAAACGTGGAGAAACATTGTTTCTAGAATACGACCTATGTAAATATTTGATGTATTCAATCAAGAAACAAAACAAAAATACGTTATTCTTGTTTTGTTATTCATTATATTAAACTTATTAACCCCATACAAACTTTAAAGTATCCGACAACACCTGTTCGAACCCAAACATAAGAGACGGGTCGTCGTCTGATTGATAATCTAGGTTCTCTTCGACTATTGAATTTGTACTTATATCTGTTGTTACGTCAGATATTTCGCTTTGAGTATCACTTTCAATCTCCATTATTTCGTCGTAAACATCATAAGACTGGTTCATACATTGAGATGCGTTGTTTCTATATTGAGAAACCTCCTTTCTGATACGATTTAATCGTGCAATTCTCATATTGTAATCTCGGCAGATTTTTGCCTCTTTTTCGTGCCATTCGTCCATCCTGTGGGGATAGTAACTATTTCTCACAGAATAACTATTATGCTCTTTGAGAAGTCGTTGTCTTTCCCCCCAAAGACACTTTTCAGCCAATGAGACGACTTCTACTGGACGTAAGTTTTTATGATTAGATACGGTCATGGTTAATTAATTTCATATTAGGAGTTATCTTTAAGTGTAATTTTATTTATTAAGACGCCGGGTTGTTCTCAGTTTTTTTCTCTCTTTGCGTGCTTTTCGTGATCCTTTGCGAGAAGGTTTTGCTTTCTTATTTGATTTTGTGGATCTACGATGAGTTACATGTTTTCCCTTTTTATTCTTCTTGTGTGAGATATTTCCGCCACCCTGCTTTTTCTTACCATACTTTTTACCGATCATACTTGTTGTTTTTTGTATTTTTTGTGGTGAGTTGAATATCCAATTGTTAGCTTCTGATACTGGTGGTGGAACTGGTAGTGGAACTGGTGGTGGCCCGGGTTCTGGAGCAGGTGCTGCTGGTAGTGGTGGTGGTGGTCCAGGTGCTGGCCCGGGTGCTGGAGCAGGTGCTGCTGGTAGTGGTGGTGGTGGTCCATGTGGTGTCCCGGGTGCTGGAGCAGGTGCTGCTGGTAGTGGTGGTGGTCCATGTAGTGTCCCGGCTGCTGGAGCAGGTGCCATTGTAATAATAGGTGATCCAGGTGATGCTGGTTCAGCTTCAAGTACATGCGATCCCGGTTCAGCTTCAAGTACAGGCGATCCCGGTTCAGCTTCAAGTACAGGCGATCCCGGTTCTATTTCTGCATCTGATCCCGGTTCTATTTCTGCATCTGATCCCGATTGGGAAGCAGTATCAGAAGACTGAGTCTCATTAAGGTCACCACGCGCATAGTTAGTATATTGTTCTTGTGGATCGGAACCAGTAACGCCGTCATTGATTTTAACCGGAGAATTGTTTGATGACCATAGTGATGTAGGCAGAGGCTGACTAAATGGATTATCAACTGTTGTTTCTCTTGGCTGTCCAATAGGTTTTAATCTTGGGTTTGGACCAGACCATGCAGCACGATCAGTATTTTGCGGTCTAGATATTCTCCAATCTGGAGGACTTTCCGTTGTTATATTACTGCGGTCTCGCATACTAGCTGCTACACTCTTTCGAACATATAATGGTTGTGAAGTAACCATCTTCTTTGCCTTAATAATACTTCGCCGATCATCAATATCTCTTATAATTTCAGGTCTTACAACACCACTACTTACTAATGTCTCTCCTGATAAAAAGTTTCCATTTGTCATATTTTTAGAAGATACCTTCAATGCACCACTTAGAAGACTAATCATGCAGTTTAAATAAATCTCAGTAAATGTGCTACCCCCATCTTTTTCTTCCTCTTTTTCTTCATCTTTTGTTGCATCTGTAGTTTGGGTACTTTTTTCAAAGTCTAAAACACGTTTAAATACTGTATTAATTACATCAAATATATCTGCTTCTGATATTGTTTTCTGTATTTCCGTGATTATCTCATCTGCTTCAGGAATCTTCTCCTTTTGACCTGTAGTAGGATTGCTGTACTTAGTAAGATTTGATACAATTAATGATATAGTTGCATTTTTTGTAGTAGTTATCATCTTTTTATATTGATCTTCCTCGCTCAAATATTGAGCAGTTTGTTTTCTTACCCTTTGCGGTCTCTTATCTTCTATCGGCAAGATTTCGTTATCTACAGCACTACGTATACCATTTACAATACTTTTACAATCAGATACCACCTCTGAGTTGCTATATATAGAATTAAAAAACATACCTACAAGAAGTCCAAACTCATACATATATGCAAATTCATCTCTGTTATGAACAATCTCCAAACTTTTTGTATCATCTCCTATTGTGACCCGTAACTTTTTCGATAAAGCATTCACGTTTTTACCAACCCCTCCTTTTTTTGTCTGTAATCCAATCCATTCGTTTATATCATTGGTTACCTTATTATTAGCTTCAGTTGTCATCGTTAATGTAACCGAATTATCTATTGTGATACTGTTAATGTGTGGAACAAGTTCCTCTAGTCCAGTGTCTTCATTCCTAATCTTGAAAAAATGTGGTTGTGCACCAATAGGTGCAGCTCCATCAAACATAGTTGTTACATCCATTATTTCAAAAAATCCAGTTTCATTGTTAAGTATTTCCTGAAGTTTTTCATAGTCGTTATTTATGATAAAGTCTAATGCGTATGTATTTGGTTCAATTCTACTGTAGTCACGTATAGCGTTCTTTGTAGATGTAATATGTTCATAAAAACTAGATGTTCCTTTGGAGTAATCAATAGACATATAAATCTTACGATGTATAATCGTGCCTTTGGAAACCATATCGCTCTGTATTAAAAGATTGGGATATAAAGGGGACAACCCAATCCTCCATTTTGTTACTGTATCTTGTAAGGGTAGTTTTTCTAGATCAAATGTCAAAAAGTTTTTGACAGGGTTAAATATTACAATATATTGATCTCGTTGTTGTGTGATTGTGACATATTTATTACGGTCTAAAACATCAATAATACATTTTTTTTCATAAGTACCTTTTTCTTTGGTTTCTCCTCTTCCATGATAATTGAGTGGTATATAATTAAATATATTCACCGGATCTCTAAGTTGATCAACCTTTTTCAATACTTGGTTCATAAATGCTTCACCAAGAAGTGTAACACCTTTGATTGAACTAAAATCGTGTCCATATGATGCATCTTCAGTTGCAGCAATAATTTCTGCAATTGATATATTTGTTTCTTCTGCATCAGTTAGTTTGTTTATTTCATTTCCTGGTCTGGCAGTATGTATATCAACTGAGAATTGGTGTATCCATCTTGGAATAGTAAACATATTATCTTGGCTTCCATAGATAATCATTTCTTGAAATATATTAAGTATACTATCCGGATCTTCGTCATTAAAAAAGAGATGATTACTTTCGATATTATCAGTGGATGTATATTTATAATAATATGCATGTAATTCTTGTATAAATGGAAAATATGAGTTTGATACAAATTTTTTCTCTGACGACGCCTCGTTAACACCAGTTATGACTATATCTGCCCATATTTGTGCTTGTGATATAAAAGGATCGGTTTTCTTATATAAACCTAAACCAGAATCATTTAATATACCCATAACGGTAGAGTTAAACCTTGATTTGAAAATATCCACTAAGCCTTTATTTGTTTCATTCATATCTTTAAAAACAGCGGTTATAATGGAAGCATTTTTGTTAGCTCGTTCTATACTAGTTTCATTATTTGCATTATTAGAAGTGTATTGGCTCACAATAGTGTTGAGATAACTACTTTCTTCATCAAACATACATATTAAAAACAAAGCAGTTGCCGCTATTTCTCTCTTTTGTAGAATGACTTGTTGTGTAACGTTTGCTGTTTTTCTAGTGGACAATATTAAATAAGGATGTTTTACTAGTCTACCAAGGTTAGTTGCTTCTGCTGCGGCAATAAGATCAGAACTAAGGTAAGAAATACATGGTGCAATTTCTTTTGGGTTTAATAGTAAATATGAATTACGTATTACTGACCCAAACTGAGCTACATCAGATATACTTTTTACAAGAAAACTATACCATAATTGAGAAAAACATACTTCATCAGATATCTTGATCTTTTCTGTTTCATCTCTACCTTGTATAGATTTAATAGCTTTCGAAATAATTGCTGTTATCTGGTCTGTTTCTAAATTAGTTAAAGAACCACGTTTTGTATTTTCTATTTCATTTGCAAGATCAAGAACGGTATCTATTGTTACCATTTCAGGAGTAACAAGATTATCTTTTTTCTTTTTATTTTTAGTCCGTTTTGAAAATAAAATATTACTAGGAATAAGTTCACCCTCTTCAAACTTATCGTGTAAATTAACACACTGTCTAAGAAATCGAGCAATAGATCTGTTAGGGGTTCCTCCTTTTTCAGTAGAAATTATTTGATCTACACCGGTTATGTCAATTGTGCGTAACGCTTTGCTTTCTAACTCTTCTATACTCTGTTCAGGAGGGAGATCAATAATCTGGCTCTGGCTCTCACTATCATCATCAGCTTCCATTATAGATATTAAATTACTATATATTACAATTATATAATATCTTAGTTAAAAATTCGCATCCATATCAAAGACATCATTATCACGTTTCTTCTCGGCTAAAGCATAATCTGAAACACGACTTTCAAAAAAGTTTGTTTTGCTCTCTAATGATATCATTTCCATGAATTCAAATGGGTTCTTGGTGTTATATATCTTGCTGCATTCTAATTGCACACATAATCTATCTGCCACAAACTGAATATACTTTCGCATCATTTCTGAGTTCATTCCAATAAGTCGGCATGGAAGAGCGTCACAAATGAACTCAGTTTCGATATCTACTGCCTCACTTATTATTTTATGTATTAGTGATTGATTAAGCGGGGCATTTAACTTATTATAAAGAAGAACTGCAAACTCTGTATGCAGTGCTTCGTCACGAGAAATAAACTCGTTTGAAAAAGTTAATCCAGGCATGAGACCTCGTTTTTTCAACCAGAAAATACTACAGAAAGCACCAGAAAAGAATATACCTTCCACGCAGGCAAATGCAACCAAACGTGTTGCAAAATCACTTGTTTGATCATTAATCCAATGAATTGCCCAATCGGCTTTCTTTTGAATACATGGAAAGTTTTCTATTGCTTGGAATAATCGTGTTTTTTCGTTCTCATCCTTTACGTAGCTATCAATCAGTAAACTATAAGTTTCACTATGTATATTTTCCATAGCTATTTGAAATCCGTAAAAAGCTCTTGCCTCTGCCAATTGAACTTCTCCCATAAATCGAGCTGCCAAATTTTCAAGAACAATACCATCACTTGCGGCAAAGAATGCTAATATCATCGTAATAAAATGTTTCTCATCTTCTGTCAAACTATACCAATCTTTCATGTCATGGCTGAGATCTATTTCTTCTGCTCTCCAGAAACATTCAACTTGTTTTTTATACATTTTCCAGATGTCATTATCCTTTATAGGAAACATTACGTATCTATCTTTACTCTCATTAAGCAGTGGCGAAAGAGAAGCGGGTTGTTCGGAAGATGAAACCGACATATAATACCTAAACAGAAGATTTTATGCTTGTTTTCTTAACTATTATTGGTTCTTATCTATTTTCATGTTGAACTTTCAGCATACTACGAGTGTTCTGACGTGGAAAATATAAAAAGGAGTTCGTGTATAAAATAAATAGAATAGTCTTCACTGATTATATATAACAATCAAACTTACTATGTCGACGATAAACTTGGGAAGCGTCAAAGATTTAGAAGTAGATCTAGCTAAGAGAGATAAAATACTTGGAGATATGGAAGCACAATTATACGGAAAGAGATTTTTATTATTGCAGAAGAGAGAAGCTCTTAAAAACTCTACGAAACAAAACAGATTTCTCGAAGAAGTAAAAAAAGACTATGATAATTATCATGAGTTTTTAGTTACGCAAAAGAATGAGCAAATAGATGCACTTGAGTATATAAATAGTTATATCTCTGATATCCAAAACGAAGGAAATATAAACGATGAAAAGATAAATGAAAGTCGTGTGCAACAAGAGTGGATATTGAGTGAACTGAAAAATATTAAGAACGAGCTTAATGAAATTATCGGCGTATCAAAATAATATAGTATCTTTGTGTTGTGCCAAATATTTGTATTTACATAGTATATAAGCCATAATATGAGTGCAGCTGAAGTAAAAGCACAGTTTGAAATTGCGAAACAAGGCCTTAAGGCTATTCGTGATAAAAACTCTACTGCGCGTCAAGCAGCCGAACAGGGAAACCAATCCATTATTGGTGAAATTAATGATATTAACGATAAAATCGCCAAAATAAAAGAGCTTGTCGCAAGAAGTAATAACCTTGATTCAGCATTGAAGGCCAAGGAAGATGAACTTGAAAAACTTAACAAAGAAAGGGGAGATTTGAATACGGAGTTCGATAATGTTAAGCAAGAACGTGATAAATTACAACAGCAATTAAAGGAAAGTGAAGATAACTTGGGAAATGTCAACGCTATTGTTGTAACACGTGATGAAGAGGCTCGTGAAAAAAATAATGCACTTGAAGAGTTGCAAAGAGAGATGAACGAGGAGAGAACCCGTCTTGAAGGAATAAATCAGGATCTCCAGGACCTATTGGCTGATATTACACAGGTAAACCGTGAAATAAATGAGACCGATGGAGAGGTTCAAACCCTTAATCAATATAATCAGGAAACAGTTGAAAACATCAAAACTCTTCTTCAAAAAGTGAATATCGATCTTAATGATATATTGAACATGCCCCAGCCTCCTGCATCTCGTATGCAACAAATCCACCAAGATAGAGTTACGTCTCGTGCAGCGAACGAGAACACTGATGCATTAGGTGAAGAGGGTTTGGGTGGACTATTTGACGAACCTGCTACTCCACCACCTTCTATTCAGGAAGAATCTGCTATGATATCTCCACAAGATAAAGCAGTAGAAGAGGCAAGTAAAGAACCATGGTGGGCTACACTCAACCCATCCGAACAAGCCAACTATAGACGTGTTCCCGAACAAAGAAGCGTTCTACGTCAAGAAGGAAAGAAACGTCTTCAGGAACAAGCTGACAAAGCGGGTATAGAATCGACATGGAATGACTCTGATGATGATGGCTTCTATGATAATTTCAGCGAAGGTGAATCTGTATCTGGCAAGTGGGATCCCCCCGCTCCTGCTGCTGCTCCTGCTCCAAGCAGCAAACCTATATATCTCACTGAATGGAAGAATATGATGACCCCGGATGAAATGAATTTATTTAATCGTGATCCTTCTACACGTGCCGACCTTGAGGCTGAAGGAAAACGTCGCATTGCTGAAAAGAAAAAGTCTGTTGGAGGTCGTCGTACACGTCGTTCCAAAGCTGGGTTGCGTCGTCATTCCAAAACTCATAAAAAGGGAGGATATGTAGCGGTCTACAAAAAGAGTTCTCGTCGTTCTAGTTCTAAGTCTAAGAAAACTCGTTCAAAGAGATCTAGTAATTCAAGCAAAGGACACAAGTCTAGAAAACATTAATTAAAACACGATAAAAAATAGTTTTTCATTGATTTACTATTTTTTACTTTCTCTATATTTTAGGTTGTTCATCCTTATACTGTGAAACAAAATATTTTGTTAATACATTATATAGTTCTCTTATGAAGACATTTAGTTCTAAAAAGTTAATACCTGGATTGTTACATAGTAAAATTGTTTTATATGCAATCTCTATATTCACACTAGTTAACATATTTGGTTACATGATGACGGGATGCACATACACCGTTACATTTTTTGCATTAATCGCTTTTGTAACATCAATGTTCACTAAAAATATGATCATTATATTGGGGGCAAGTATTGCACTTACCAATGCTTTTATGGTGTGCAAGGTCGTTAAAGAAAACTTTGCTTCGATCGAAGAAGGTTTTCAAGGAAAGGGAAAGAAAGAAGGTATGAAGAAGGAAGGTATGAAGAAAGAAGGTATGAAGAAAGAAGGTATGGGGAAAAATGACTGTTCTGATGGTATGGATTGGGATGAAAAATCTGAGAAGTGTGTCAAGAAAGAGGAAATGACGGTTGGATACAAAAAAAATAATCGTCTTGACTATGCTGCCACTGTAGAGGATGCGTATGATGATCTCGATAAAATATTGGGCGCCGATGGAATTAAGAACCTCACAAACGACACTGAGAAATTAGTGAAACAACAGCAACAACTTGCGGGTCTCATGAAAAACATGGGTCCCATGGTTGGGCAAGTAAAGGAGATGATGCAAGGCATGGGAGGTTCCGATGGTATGCAGAAAATGATGGAAGGACTTAGTTCTAAGATAGGAGGAAAATAAATAACACAGCTTATTTACACCCAAGAGAGAAGAGAGAAAAGATAACACCATAAAGATATGTTCGATAGACGTGTCAATTGTTATATTATATGTGAGTACTATATATTACATATAATACAATGCCAAAGAAATGCCCCCCTGGTGTAATTTGTGTTGAAAACATGACACTTGTTGTTATCTTATTTATAATTGCAATCGCATTGTATTTAGGATATCCACATATTAGAAAAGTTGCAGCATCATACCATAGACAAAATACATCAAATGAATACGACACTAACTATTCTCAAAACACATCACTTATGTTTAACATGCCTACTAGAAAAATGTGTGACGATCCTGTAGGCTCTCATTATGATATGTTAATGAAACCTGGACACGGATATACAACTAATCCACAGGATGTTCTTATGAACCCTTATGTACCGCCTGTTAACATGGCTAACCACCCTAGCACGAGTACCCAAATGTCGCACCCATATGTGCCTGCGGGAAGAATGCCCGTGAACGTAGCAACGAACGTTGGTCATAGAAGCACAAGTTATACACAAACTGGTATTCTTACACCAACAGGAGGTAGCGAGAAGATCCTAGCACTCATGGGCAGACAATTACACACAAGTCGTCAAAAATGGCAATACTATACAATGAGTGACAATAATAACAGCGTAAAACTCCCGGTAATTAAAAATGGACGAAGTTGCACAAACGAGCACGGATGCGATGAGTTAAATAATGGAGATACTGTTTACGTTCAAGGATACAATCAATCATTTTCTGTCACCATATATGAGAATGATTCATTACAATACATCCCTTATTTATAAATCGGGAATTAATATATAAAATACCTATTTAGAAATAAACACTATATTACACTATAGTATAATGTTTACTCAAGCTTTACTTTTTGGAAGCTTTTTGTGTATTATTTCTGGAATTGCCGGAAGCTCACTCCATTCTCGGTTTAGAAATTGGGTAGAGGAGCATGATATGAAGTTTATTAATAATGCCCACGAGTTTAGAGCGTTTGATAATTGGGTAGAGAATGATCGTCATATTGAAACGACTAATTTTAAAAATATGAGCTACACTCTTGGTCACAATCAGTTTTCTGGTATGGACGAGAGCGAGTTTTCGCTCTTTTTGGGACTAGATACTAATGGCGTTGGTGGAAATCATATTAATTTGCGCGGACCCCGCCTCTACCTGGCAGACATTGTTGTCGACCAATCTGTAGACTGGGTTACCGCCGGAGCTGTCACTCCCGTTAAGAACCAGGGACAATGTGGATCATGTTGGTCATTTTCTACCACCGGTGCGTTGGAGGGGGCTTACTTTATTAAATACGGAGAACTTGTCTCTTTCTCCGAGCAACAACTTGTAAGTTGCGATAATCGTCAGAACGGTGGAAAGGATATGGGATGCAATGGTGGTCTTATGGATAACGCATTTAGCTGGATTGAAAAGAACGGCGGACTTTGCAGTGAGCAAGGCTACCCGTACACTTCTGGTGATACCAAAAGTGCTGGAACTTGTGAAACATCGTGCACAAATGTAGACAATAGTCAGATCCATTCATTTGCAGATGTTCCTGCTAACTCTGACGATGATATGATGGCAGTACTTAACGTTCAGCCTGTTTCCATCGCCATCCAAGCAGACCAGAAGGACTTCCAATTGTACAGCACAGGAGTATTTACTGGTTCTTGCGGCACTAGCCTTGACCATGGAGTTATGGTTGTTGGATATGGTTCAAAGGATAACGAGGATTATTATCGTGTGAAGAACAGCTGGGGGACTACTTGGGGAGATCAGGGTTATATCTACCTCGGTAGAGGAAAGCAATACAACAATGGATCTGGACAATGTGGCATGTTAATGCAAGCCAGTTATCCAACAATGTAATAAACTAATTTGATTACATATTTACTTATGAAATAAACATGTATTCTATATATTTTTCAGTTAACGTTCGTGAACCCTTCTAGTAAGATATTTATGCTGAGTTCGTTTACCTTTCTTTCGGCGTGTTTTTTTACCTGATTTTCCGCCCTTATTGGGTTTATTGTTGTTATTATTCGGTGCATTAACTCCATCTGCATTATCATTTGAACTTACCCCCGTCTCGACAGGTTGTTCGCCCTCGGTGGCGTCTGTCTTGGTGGCTTCTTTATCATCATTGGTTTCGGTTTCGATAGGTTGTTCGCTCTCCACGGTGTCGGGTTCATCCTGATCTTTGGTCTCGATATCGGGTTTGGCAGGTTGCTCGTCATCATTGGTTTTGGTATCGGTAGGTTTGTCATCCTTGGTTTTGGTCTCGATATCGGGTTCGGCAGGTTGCTCGTCATCATTGGTTTTGGTATCGGTAGGTTCATCATCCTTGGTTTTGGTATCGGTAGGTTCATCATCACTTGAACTATCCTCGTCTTCATCACTTGAACTATCCTCGTCTTCATCACTTGAACTATCCTCGTCTTCATCACTTGAACTATCCTCGTCCTTATCTTTATTTCCCATTTTTGCCGACATAGATTTCGCACCTTTTGCAAGCGTATCATTTGCTTCTTTATTTGATTTAATTGGATTTTGATATTTTGAAGAACTTGAACTTCCCATTTCACGAACAACCGCTTCTGCAATACGATCCGCAAAATCTCCAAATGTGATATCACCAATGTTTCCAGCATCATCATCACTGTCACTATCGTCACTATCGTCACTATCGTCACTATCATCACTGGCACTTTCATCCTTAGCATCAGGGGCGGCTTCTTCGTCGCCTTCCTTAGCATCAGGGGTGGCTTCTTCGTCGCCTTCCTTAGCGTCAGGGGTGGCTTCTTCGTCGCCTTCCTTAGCATCAGGGGTGGTTTCTTCGTCGCCTTCCTTAGCATCAGGGGGGGTTTCTTCGTCGCCTTCCTTAGCATCAGGGGTGGTTTCTTCGTCGCCTTCCTTAGCATCAGGGGTGGTTTCTTCGCCACTATCATTCTCTTTAGTAGAAGGAACGACTGTATCTACAGTACCATCATCAGTTGTTGTAGCATTATCATCGACACTAGGTTGTGCGGTGTCCGCTCCATCGGCACTAGGTTGATCAGTGTCAGCTACCGGTTGCCCGGGATCAGCTCCATCGGCTACAGGTTGCTCAGCATCAGCGCCGGGGTTCTCTCCATCATTAATCTTTTTATCATCAATCTTATTCGGTTCAGTAGTACTACTTGGTGATTTGGGATCAACGGGTGCAGACCCAGATTTTTCATCATCTTTCTCTAGACCTCCTCGCATAGTTTTCCTATGTAATCTTGCATTACGTGTATTTTTTCTGTTTCTAAATGTTTTACTAGACGAAGAAGACTTTTTACGGTTGTTGACACGTTTCTTCCTTGTCTGGACAGTAGTTTTACGTATCTTAGACAATTTACCTTTAGTTAACTTCATGATAATCCTGTTATAATATCGTTATATTATTTTTTTGTATATTGTTATTATAGTATAGATTACCATGACAAATAATGATTTTACAACGTCAGTATCAAAATTAGACGCTAAGGGAAAATGTAAAGATAAATGTTCATTAACTGTTCATAAAAAATCCCCAAATACACAGAAAACTGTTTCTATCCGTTGGAAGAAAACTGATAAAGCGGGTCAAATAAATGTAAACATAGTTTCTTATGATGAAGAAAATGCAAAGGCGATTACTTATGGCGGAGACGTATTTGTATTCAATAAGCCCACTAAGTTTAGTTTTTATAAAAACGTTGATATAACAATAAACGGACAAACCCCTGACTGTATAGCATCATTATTTTTTATTGAAAAAGGAAATAAGAGAACAAAACAACTGGAAGTAATAATTCCATTTTCAACTGGTGAGAAAATAACACCTGGAACAAAATTAATAAATAAAATTATTGATAATATTGTTTCGTTGCAACCCAATGAAGACGATGAGCCAACAAGATTAGATAATATTCGGATGTTAGATTTGTTTCCAGACAAAGGAACGTATTATGATAGTATGTCAAAAAAGGGGGATGATCATTTTATTATAATAGATACATTTCAGGCTATTAATACCGACGATATGGAAAAAATAGACAAACTTTTTGAAGTTGACCGGGATGATGTTAAAGATATAATTAGAGAACCAGGAATAAAATTAAACTTCTCTTCGTATTATAAAAGTGAAAATCCAATAGTAGAAGGTCTTGCAAACATGAAAAACAAAGCATCTAGAGACGAAATTTATATAGACTGCCATCCCGTAGGAGTAGACGACGAAACTCAGCAAGTTACAGAACAATATGATAAGGGTAAGGCAAACAAAACACAAACCCAACTTATATTTTTTTTAATGCTGTTAATTACAGTTATAGCGGTAATGGCATTATTATATGGCATTAATTATCTCATTAAGAAATATTCCAATTAAGTATAATTTAATATTATTTGAAATGTTAAATTATAAATAAAACTTAGTCAAGACTGCTTCCACCTGAAGCTGCCAGTATCGGAGATATGTTATCGGATTCACTAGAGTTCATGTAATTAGAGGAAGAACTCAAAGGAGCCATATTAGAAATAACCTCTTCTTCAAGACTGTCATCATTTGAACGGATGATATCTTCGGGTAATTCGGTAGAAGGCATTTGTGACGAGAATGTCTCAGTAGAGTCACTTTGGGGAGCCATATTTTGGTATTGAGGATAGTTACTAGTTCCGACTTGACGGTTGTCTACAATCATTTTGAAAATAACAAAAATCGCTAAAAATCCCACGATAGGATGAAAATAAGTAAAAGAGAGAAGAGCCAAGGCACTCAACACAATAAGACCCAAAATACTTTTACTTCTATTGTTCATCATATCAGGAACCTTTACATCCATTACAATATAAGAAAGCAATACTAATGTGACAACAATATCTATTCCGTGTTTTAGTATAAGTTTTTTGATAGACATGCTTTATATGTTATACAGTGAGAATAAATAATTCATAATATTCCCAAAGTGTTTGTAATATTTGTTAGTTTCTATACAAAAACGATATAAATTGATTTAATATATTTTCTATACATCTACTATTACTATTACAAATAACACATTATGGATACATTTGTTAAAAAAGTTCCAAGGTCTTCAGTCACACAAGAACCGAAAACTAAAAAGGTAGTTATCACGAAAACTACTAAAAAGGTAATTACTGGAAATGCAAAATCAATTATAAAAGTAGGCGGTGATCCAATCAAAACAGAAAAGGATACAGTTCTTGGGACAAAAGGGTATTCTATAAACAAGTCAGAATTTACAGAAGAAGAAGTAATTAAATTAAAAGATGAGTTGGTGGCTAAACCACATACTCAGGGCGGGTTCTCAGCTAGCACAGCTGTAAAAAAGTTCCCAATATATCGTGAATCAACTACTAGATTATATATGCCAAGATATTTCGGTGAAGCTAAGTTTGGAATAGCTAAACGCATGAAGGTGCCAGAAGGTGTTGAAATTACCGTCCCTTTTCAAGGATCTCTTAGAACAAACCAGGTTCCAGTTGTAGAAACTTACATTAATCATGTTAGGCAAAACGAAGTATTTGGAAGTGGTGGTTTGTTGGAACTTCCGTGTGCATATGGAAAGACTACCCTAGCTTTGTATATTTGTTCTGAACTCAAGGTGAAAACATTAGTTATTGTTCATAAAGAGTTTCTTCTTAATCAGTGGATCGAGCGTATACGTGAGTTTCTGCCTACAGCTCGAGTGGGTCGCATTCAAGGAACTACTATTGATATTGAAAATAAAGACATTGTAATTGGAATGCTTCAGTCTCTTTCCATGAAAGATTATCCAGATGGAACATTTTCAAGTTTTGGTCTTACAATAATTGACGAAGTGCATCATATATCAAGTGAAGTATTCTCCTGTGCATTATTTAAAATAGTAACAAAATACATGCTCGGTCTATCTGCAACTATGAACAGAAAAGATGGAACTACCAAAGTATTCAAGATGTTCTTAGGAGATGTTGTTTATAAGGGTGATCGAGATCAAGAACATGATGTCATTGTTCGAGGTATTCAATATCGTTCAGATGATGATGATTTCAACAGTATAGTAACCAACTTTCGAGGAGATGTTGTATACAGCACGATGATTTCAAAATTATGTGGATACAATAAGAGATCCGAGTTTATACTACGGGTTCTTTCGGATATGTTAAAAGAAAATAATGAACAACAAATTATGATTTTGGCTCACAATAAAAGCCTTCTTACTTACCTGTATGATGCAATTGACGCAAGAAAGATTGCAAGTGTAGGATATTATGTTGGAGGGATGAAAGAGGCCGCCTTAAAAGAAAGCGAAACAAAAAAGGTCGTGATTGCCACATATAGTATGGCATCTGAAGCATTAGATATTAAAACTCTTACAACTCTTATTATGGCAACGCCCAAAACAGATATCGAACAGTCTATTGGTAGAATATTACGACAGCGACATACTAATCCAATTGTGGTAGATATTATTGATCAACATGAACCTTTTATTCGCCAATGGTATAAACGTCTCAAATTTTACAAAAAACATAATTATCAAATCATACAAACAACAAGCACAAACTACACACCTGATACAACACAATGGAAATCTGCCAAACCAACACCTAGTAAAAAGGTCAGTAAAAAGACAACAGTAAACACACAAGAAACAGTACTACAACAGCTTTTGAATAATTCTGGAGTTGTTGAAGATTGTGGATACACACAAGGCAATGATAGTGATAATGATAATGATAGTGGTGATGAATTATTTCAAGATCCAAATGAATCCAGAAAAAATACAGGCTCGAAATGTTTAATATAATAATTAGAAAAGTGGATACCTTAAATCACACGTTGAAAAGGAGCAGGGTTTGCAAGAGATAACTCACTTGAAGAAAGAGGATAAGCAGGAGTGCTATACCCTACAGTAGTGGTACCTCCACGCATTTTCATGCTCTTTCTTTTCTTAGATGATTTTTTATGTTTGCGGACAGACTTATTCTTTCTAGTCTTAGATTTTCTAGTCTTGCTACGCTTTGTTCTTTTGCGGGAAAATGGAGGAAAAGAAACTTCGGTAAGCGCCATAAGCTGTTTTTTTACCAAACGAATATCTTTTTGGGGGGTCATTATATTATGTTTCTTGTACAGTACGTTAATATTTTTTATTTTTAAAGGTTTACATGTTTTCTTACGCATTTTTCTTGCTCCTCCAGTAAAAACAGAGGAAGGTTCCGATGTAGGGATCTGGTTACTTCCCATGTTTCCACTAAAGTTTACTGGTGGCCAATTCACCATATTATTCCCCGCATTATCAGGATAGATAGTATAAGATGTTTCGTTTGCATCCAGTTGATTATCAAAATTAAATGATCGTGACATGTATACATTATATACACAATATAATCGCATTCATTAAATATATCTACCTATACCATTTAGTTCGTCTCGAGTTGCTACACGATGTTTTCTGTCTGCAAGTTTTACGGGAACCCATTTATTAATTTTTTTCATATAAGAACAAACCATGCGATAGCTTTTGTCTAGATGCACATATTTATCGATTGCAACATTTTCAAAGTCTTCTTCGTCGTCACTCTCTTCTAAAGTATCTAGATTGGAGTTCTCTTTAATATTTCTAAACAGTTTGTTCATCAGAACACTTTTATCGTAACTTTGTATTCCTGCATACCCATAAAACTCTCTATTATCGTCGTCCACTGAAGAATGATACGTATAAAGTTTATAAATATCATTCTGGGTATCTGGCGTAACAATAAATATTTTTTCACCAATATTATATCGTTGGTTGGGTAGTCGAGCGTTTGCATGTCTATAATGTTGACTATTTTGTGTCACAATATATTCGTTATATGTGTCGAGATCAACGTTCACAACTGATGTTTCTTTTCGTTCATCATATCGAAACTGAATATATTTCACTGGATATGGAAGAGCTTTCGCATGTTTTACTATTTCTTCTGGTTTCATATTTCCAATCAATGTCACACACATAGCTAGGACACACTGTTTTTCAAAATATCTCGTTTGTTTTATTTCGTTCATAAACATGGATCTCATGGTATCAAGTCTATTGTACAGTGGGGTTGACTGAACATAAACTCCTTTGTAATAGTATATATCTTCAATAACACCTACAAACTTATTATTTATGCGAGAATGTGTTCCTCTCAAGATTGTTCCATCTCCATAACATAGCGAGGTATCAAAACAGGTTTGGATTGCAAAATACGAAGATCTATTTATATTTTTGGTTAGATGACTATTAACATGCATACAGTCGATTACAAAACAAACATTTTGATCTTCGAAAACGGTAAACCAAAATAGACAACGTCTGCCTTTTGGTATTAATAAAGCAATATCTGCGTTGTAACATACTTGATCACCTTTAGATTCAAATATGTTACTTATACGAGGAAAGTGTTTCACAAGGGTTTCCGTACTTTTATCTGCAACATTCACAACCCGGTGTTCGTGCATATTTACTTTTTGTTTACCCTGTATTTCCCTTACTACACGGTTTGGTTTATTTTTGCCAATACGATACGGATTGTTCTTAAACTTAGCGTTGGAAACATATTCTTTTTGATTGCTCATTTTAAAAATATATGGCTTGTAGTGTACTAATTGTATATATATCAATTATATTTATATCAATTTACCAATTACAACCATGAAGTTATGTCGACAAGTTGTTGATATATGTTGTTAGTTCACTTTGCATATCAACTTCTAAATCTTTCGATTGATTATTATGTAAAAGTGAATCTAAACTAGTTGTATTTACTGGCGTTATATCTTCTCGGTTAGGTATAACCTTTATTAGATTGTCTTCTTCGTGTATACTTACATTCTTTCCCTTTTTATTAGGTGTTGTTGTCTTTGAAATATTTAATGCAGAGGCAACGTCTTCATACATTTTTTTAGATTCTCTTAACATGTCTAAAGTTGCATTAGCATCTATATATTTTAATTTCACATAATTAAATATTTGATGTCCTATGAATACTGCTATTAAAGATAAAATGACTATTTTTATAAAATCTATCATTCGATGTTTTTGTATTTTGTCCTATATTATAGTTAATAGCATATTAACTTCTTTAGAAATTAACTCATTGTCTAGATTTTCAAGACTCCAAAAGTAGAATGATTTTGGCTGAAACCCAACATATTTAGATTTTTCTTGTTCCACATTATTGACTAAGGGACTGCTTAATACACTAAATCTATTTTCACTATTTGTATATACACCTTCTACAACTAAATGAACACATGACTTCTTGTCGACACAATAACGATGCTCTACAATTTCGGCATAATGATGATCAAATGGTACCTGTGAAATAACATCTCGTTCATCATAATAACTATTGTCAACAACAAATCCATCTAATTGAATGACAGGAATATCAATTGGAAGCATTTTGGTAATATTTGAACCCTTTATTTGAAATATTCCATCTGAAGAAAAAATCATTCTTCTAACATTTGTTCCCACATAATAATGTTCAAGATTGTTCAACTTAGAACTAATATTTTTCACTGAGTAGTTATTCACAAATAGTCTAGGCATTGCTATTGTTATAATTAACGTGTAAACTATTTAAACCGATTGTTTATTGTTAACATACAAGTAACCTTTCAAATGACAAAAAATATTGGCGTCGTTATTGTAGAAAAGACAGGTGTATTAAAAAACCTTTGTATTAAGTCCTTTTCTGAGGACGATTTATATAAAAAATGCGGGTTCAAGTCAAAAGAAAACTTCAATAAGCATCACGAATGGCGTATTCGAAAGGCAGACTTAACATACATCATTTCTTTGTATGGAAAAGACGCCGGGAAGGCAATGTCCGAAAATAAATATGACTTTCCTCCTCCTGTTGACAACACCTTGTTTTTTGGGAATTGTGTTATTGTTTGCCACACCAGATACAAAGGAGAAAGTGGAGATCCTTTACTCGAAACCATTGATATTAATCTATGGGAAAAATTATACGAGGCGTTGTTTGGCGGATTTGAAGATCTGACAGCAACACAAAAAGAAGACGAAGAAGAGGTCGACGAACTGGAAAATATCCCTGCAGACAAGAAAACAAAAGAAGGTGGGTATTTAAAAGATGGGTTTGTAGTGGACGATATAGAAGAAGATACTTCATCTAATAATGAGGAAGATGACGAAAGTAATGAGTTTGGAACTTGTGAAGAAGAAAGTGATGAAACTAGCGAAGATGTATCGTATGAAACAGGTTCAGAACTCTCAGAAGAAAGTTACATAGTCGAACCATGATAAATAAGTTGGGTTGCATAAATTGAATTAAAATAGATTATAAACTTAGACATATAATCTATTATAATACAGTATATATCATGATCATTGATAACCCTGACAGATATCGAAAGAACGTCCGAGAAAAAATTAATAATATACTTAATCAACCAGTAAAAAGTTCTAATCTAGAAATAGGCGTGTTCAACTTTGCTATTAAAGAGGCAAACAATAGGAAAGTCGTAAAAAAATGGGACAACCCACACTTTGTTCAACTGTATAAAGATCGACTAAGAACTATTGTTGTTAATTTAAAGGATGATGAGATATTGGAGAAATTACAAAACAATACCATTAAACCGCAATCGTTTGCCAGGATGACACACTATGAAATGTGTCCGAAAAAGTGGGATACTCTTATTTCAAAGAAGATTGAACGAGATCGTTTTAAATACGATACACAGATTGAAGCGGCAACCGATACATTTACATGCAGAAAATGTAAGTCGAATAAGTGCACATATTATCAAATGCAAACAAGATCTGCGGATGAACCGATGACAATATTCGTTACATGTATTGATTGTGGAGCTAGATGGAAGTGTTAATTACATACAAAATAATATAAAAATAAGTCGGATTTCAGACTTATTTTTATCAAAACAAAGGTAAAGATGTAAAATACTACTTGCGAGATTTTCTCTTTTTTCCTCTTTTTCCACCCATAAACTCCTCTACTGGAGTTTCGGGACGAGTGTTCGGAACAAGTTCAAATATAATATTCAAGCTTTCTAGAACATCTCTATGTCTT